CCCATGTTTCCTGACGACAGGTTGTTTTCGTACCGCTCTCCCCCACACGAAGATTTCGAGAACTCGTTCCAGATTCTAATGGCTTGCGCCGTACATAGTGTGCTGGACCACACATGTGGATGTGTTTAAAGTGAGTGTACAATACGATTGTTTATTCCTTAGGTTACGCCTCTCTGCGCGCATAATCGTGACCACACAGTGACTGAGAGTTGCCACTGATCAATTATGCGAACGCCTGCGATCTTTATCGGGGTTTTATTTATATAAACTGTACAAAAATCATGCTATTCTATGCTTGAGTCAAAACGACACCTGTGGCAGCAATGCTACCAGTAAAGGTTGAAGGAGAATACGTAACCACAACAGGTAATGAGGGGTCCACAACTGTGAATCCCAATACCACTATTGCGGATATATGGGCAGTGGTACCATTAGAGGAATATGTGCTAGTTGAAGGGCTAGGAAACATGTTCCTCACTGTGTAATTGGAACCGGCATTAACACCAAATGCGGTGTATGTAAAAGTGGTGGTAGCCTGTACCACCACAGTTAACAACCATGATCCGCGTATGTTAAGTATGGTCAACGCATTACTAGAAGGTGAACCAGTAATTGTAACATTACCTGCACTGGTGGGAGTACCACTAAATAGTGCAGTGCTAGATGGACTGAGGAACCACGTGTTATTAGTAAGATATGTTGAAGTAACATTACTAAAGACAACAGGTTTCTTCAATTCCACTTCATAGGTCACCCACAAGTCACCAACTGTATTACCAGTGGCCTGCTGCCCAGAGGTACACAAGTGTGTAACCCCCAGGTCATACAGCAGACTGGATTCTCCCACCGGGAGATCACCAGTCCGGACATATTGTATGTTGAAAGGGTTCTCGTTTGGGTCACACTCAATAGGATGTGCAAAAGTATCTGCTGGCACACTTTCACCAGACCAGTACTCATTCAGCAGCTCAGTTTTGGAAACGGGAGGGATATCATTACTACGGTAAGAAGTCTGTAACATTACCGTACCAAGTGCACCATTGGTGCCGGAAATTGCGGCACCACTGCTTGGTATGTAATGAAATACCACACCCTTGAATCGGTACTCCTGAAAACTGCTGGCTACAGTGGATAGCCAGGGAAAAGTGGCAGCTATACCAGGGTTCAAAATATATGAATCCTGAACGGTAAAGTTGATACTACCCTTGACTTGCGCGATAAATTCACGATGTCTTATGGTTACGGTTTGACCCTCCTTGTGCATCATTGGAATACCAGTT